CCAGTATCTAGCGTAGTACCATCGGACGATGGGGAAGCAACATCAGTAGTTGTCAGATTGCTTAATTGAAATAAATCAGCCATGATTTACCCCTTTCATTTTTAAGTTAAGAACTTCTCGTTTTAATGCACTCTATCCAAACAAATCGTCTGTGCCATCAATACCCTTGAGTACATCAAGAATCTGATCGCCTGCAGACTTGTTCACTTCGCCAGCATTGTTACTGCCAGCTTGTGTTGTAGGGATATTCCGTACATTCTTCATTTGACGAAGAGTATCTTCTTTAGAAGCATTTGCAACATTTTGCTGGACCTTATCTCGGTTCACCAGATAAAATGCATCATCTAAAGTCATTCGATGTCCCTTCGCCTTATCCTGAAATTCATTAAACTGCTCATTCGTCATCTTATGGCGTTTTTTAAAGTCTTGTTCAGCTTCAACCATTCTAGCCTTCACCTGAGCCTGTTGTACACGCTTACGTTCAGTGCCGATGTGTTGTTGCATTCTATTTGCGACTTGTTTATTCACCATTTGATGCATGACTTTTGCAGAGTCCGAATCAGGATTGGTAACAGCTTCATGAGGATCAAAAACAAAATCCTCTCCAAGATTCAATTTTTCCTGGACAGTCTTATCTGGCTTTCCACCAGATTCGAGATAGTCCTTGATATATGGAATCAAGTTTGGATCTTTCTTCATTACCTCTAACAAAGGTTTTAGTGGTTCGAGATGTTTTAACTCGGCACCTAACCTTTGAGCTTCCCGAGTAGAATCGCTGTACCTCTTTTCCCAGTCAGTATCTGGTCTAGCTTCTACTTCGGGTTCTCCACCATTACCAGTATCCGAGGAGCCCTCAACTTGAGGGGTTACCTGTTCTGTTTTAGTAGAGTCTTTATGTGTAACGGCACTATTGACGTCACTCTCTAGTGCATCGAAGAAAGCATCAGTAGAGCTATCAGCAGATTCAGTATCTCCTTGAAGTACTGTTTCCACGTCTAGGTTACTCTGTTGCGTAGTTTCTTCCATTGTATAGTCTCCTAATTTATGATTGTTTAGTGTTATTTGTCAAATTCCTTACTTGATCTTGCAAATCCTTACGAGCTCTTTGGCTTTCAGACTTTTCAATAGCCTGTAAAACCTTTTGCTGTGATTCACTTTGCAAGTAACTTTTTTCTAACCTTGATTTGGTATCATTAACCTTCTTATCGACTTCAGTTGCACCCTGTAAGACCTTAGCCTTAATACCAGCTTGTATCAACTGTCTCTGTAAGGTTTCGATAGTTCCATCCTTGTCTTTTAGTTCTTCTTCCATGCCCTGTACCTGTCCCTGCATTTCTGTCATCTTGCTCTTTCTCTCCATAATGCTTTCCTTATCTTTAATATCAGCCTCTGCTAGGATAGCCACATCATCTATGACACCAAGTTGTAATAATTCTTTTAATTCTTCCAAATAAGCCCATCTATTAACAGGCATAGTTGATCCTGCAACCAATCTTACATCAAATTGTGCAGATTCATAATCCATATATTTACCAACAGCTTTACCCATATCATTATACATAGGAATATTTATTTCTACTTCTTTTACATCTTGTAATGCATTTGGCTGAACAATCCTAAATACCTTATTACTTGTATATACTGATTTGGAATACTCCATAACTACTTTCCCTGTATGCCTTAATGCAGGTTCAATACAATTATTTAACCAATATTTAATACGTCTCGTTCCATATTCATCCATAGCAAGCATACCACGATATGTTTCATGTTGTGCACCTGTATCTCCTTGCATAGAAGCATATATACCAGCTAAATATTCCATATCCTGCTTGCCTTCACTAACA